GCCGTAGTAATCAGAGCTGTTACCCAGAGATGTTTCAGCGTTAACGAAAACACCTTTACCGTAACGAGTCATCAGAGAGACAACTGGCTGGAAGGTAGTTGGGTGAACAACAACACCAGAAGACATCAATGGGATGTATGGGCAGTAGTAGTAACCAGTATCAGTTTCACCATTACCACCTTTATAACCCATCAGCATGACATCATCAGTACTATCAACACCACCAAGGTCAAGACCAGCACCAGTCTGGTTCCACAGATGACTGTATACCTTGATTGTACCGTTCAGAGTACCAACCATCATTGTGTTGTTAGGACCTTTGAAAGAACCTTCAACAGCTGGAGCGAAGACAGACTTAGCAGCAGACTGAAGAACAGAAACCATCAGAGGAGAAACAACCATGAAGTTAGCAGCACCACGACGTGTTTTACGAGCAATTTCGTTTGCAACACGGTTGACAATAACACCCAGGTTAGCTAAACGGTCACCAACATATGCTGGAGCGTAGTTACCTGCACCGCCACCACCGTATGTACCAGCAGCAGAACCGTCGAAAGTTTCAACAGTACCAGCCAGAGCAAACAGGTCAGAGATGATTTCGTAGTCGATTTCCTGAACGATTTCAGCAGACAGAGCCTGAGTCATTTCTGATTCAAGATCCAGACCGTGCTGTGCATTCAGATCCTGCATTGCTTCAATAGTCCAACCAGCCTGCAGTTTACGAGAACCTGCTTCAACTGCTTGAGAAACAACATCAAGAGTCATCTTACGACCACCGTTACCTTCCATGAATGAACCAGAACCACCACGCAGTGAACCAGCTACAGACTTGAAGTAAGCAGCAGCACGATCACCAGATGAATTAGTTGCAGTTTCACCAGCAGAACCTGGGTCAGCAAAAGGACCAAAGCCTGGGTAACCAGCAGCACCAGCTGTATCATGAGCTGGCATGCTTGATGGCCATGCACGACCTTCAGCAGTTGCAGCAGCGATATCGCCTGGGGCTTCAGAACCAGCACCGATACCAGAAGAACCAGGAGGAACGTCTGCGCCAATGCTTGAGCTGTAGAAGCTACGGATTGGTGAAACGTTGCCGAATACTTCATCATTTGGTGCTACGTTGTTTGGAAGACCGTATGGGTTGCGAGTAGCATCACCTGTAACAGTTTCCGCATAACGGTAACGAAGAGTGTAAACCAGACCAACTGGGCCGGACATTGGCTGAACACCAACAAGTTCGGTAGCGATTGTGCCTGGGATAATACGACGAATCATCGGGATCAGGATCTTACGGAAACCTGCGATGTCGTGCGCCTGTGTAACGCCTTGTCCGCCTGCTGCACTTTCAGAGATCAGTTGATTCTTCTGGTTTTCCAGCAACGGAGCGACGATTTCTTGTTTCTTTGCAGACAGACCTTCAAGCAATGCTGCTTTCGTTTCTGCCCAATTTTCAAACATTTCGTTCATTGTAAATTTACTCCTTTAGTAAAATAGTTAAGTTACGAAGTTTTTAGTTAGTAATTCCTGCCAGACGACGAAGATGTGCAAGGTGTTCAGCGTTAACTGCAACTTCACGATCTGCGCTTTCTGCTAGGATTTCTTTGTCGTCACCAGTAACGGCTACACCGTTGGTAACTTTCTTTGCTTCGCTCTCAGCTAGTACTTTGCCTTCCTTCTCTGAGTTAGCGGCGTCATCATTTGACGTCTCACGAAGTACACGTCCGATAAAGACGTTATATGCTTCTTCTAAATTATTGGTATCAACATTCTTTAAAATAGCTTCCATTACTTCTCTCGAACGACCGTTCAGAGGAGATAGAACTTTGCCCATCTTATCTTTACGTTCCATTTCAGCCAGCTTACGCTCTGCTTCTTCAAGCTGAGTTTCAGTGTCTGCTAGACGTTCTTCAGTTTCACGGAGGGTTGCTTCTGCTGATTCTTCATCAGCGTAGCTAAATGTGAACTCTTCAGCAAATGCTTCGAAAATACGACGACCAAACTCGTTCTTGCGAACTGTGTTGATGTCTTCTCTGAGTTCTTCGATTTCTGCAGCCAGACGGATTTCAAGGAAAGAATCGATTTTTTCAACAAGATCACTCAAGTCACCTTTCAGCTCATCACTCATTGCAGCTTTAGCTTCAACCAGTTTTTCAGCATACTCAGCTTCCAAATCACGGAAACG